TGCTTTAGGTGTCTTGTCTGATGCACCAGCATAAAAGTTATTTGATGCAGTTGCGGCACCACTATGAATTAACATAGGGCCTCTGTTACCCATATCTCGTGCAACTTTATCACCTATCTCTAATAGGTCGGGGGTTAGTTTTGCAAAGTTCTTATCATCGATTCCCGAGATTTTCTTTGCCTTTTCTTCATCACCATCTGCACTTCTCTGAAGATTATAGTGGTAACAAATAGCCATTTCTGTATTAGTTGCAGACGATGTATCTGCTTCCATAAGAATGTGACGATTAACTTTTTCTGTAATTATTCCCATAGTACTATTTATCTATTCTGCAAGTCGTGAAAAGTTTTTATACTTCTCAAATCGTAAAACATTGTTAAATTTATCATATAATGCTTCACCCTTATGACTAATAATAAAAACATTAGTCTTTTCTGTAAGTGTATTCAGTAGTTTTAAGAAGTCATCCGTCCCTGCAACATCTAATGAAGAGTCGAAAACCTCATCAAGAACAAGTAAATTGGTATTTACACTGTTCTTCATTCTTGCAATAGCTCTCCATGTGAATAGTAATGCAAGGTCGATTCTCATCTTCTCACCTTGAGAGAAGTTATCATACTTGAATACATCTCTGAATCGTGACTTGATGGTTTCTTCAAAGGACTCATCCAATTCAAAACCAACAAAGAACTCTAATGATGCAAGGTACTTGTTAATCATGTTGTTCATGATTGGTACATACTGTTTGATAATCTTCTGACGAACACCTTGGTCTTTTAATAAAGTAGACGCAATGTCATAGTAATGACCTTGTTCAGTTAGAGTCTCTTTCTTTGCATGAAGAACATTTAACTGTTCTTCACCATCATCTATTTTAGACTGGGTGTCTTTTTTACCTGTAGATTCTGTTCTTAGGTCTTCAATTTCGGATTGCAGTTTCTTTATATATTTTTGATTAGAAACAATTTCCGTTTGGATTACTCCGATAGTTTTTTGGATTCCAGTGATGGACTCACTGATGACACGAATTTCTTCCATTCGATTGGTGGATTCTTGGATAATTTTTCCGAGTTCTCCAATTGCGTGAACCAACTCCTTCTTCTTGACCTGTTTCTTTGCAACATGGCTCGTTTTGTGTTCCTCATCTATACCCTGCTCACATATTGGACAATTATCATTACTTTCATAGAAGGTTATTTCCTTTTCAAGTTTACGTTTATTCTCTTCAAGTTTACTCAAGTGACTGGTGGCTTGTTTAAGTCGGTCACCTTGTGGGTCTCTGTCATTAATTGACTTATCCAGTTCTGCAACTGAATCGGTTTTTATAGTAACTTTTGCAAATAAGGAATCGATATTGGTTTGAGTCTCCGAAATAGTATCCTCAAATTTACCAATTTTCTCATCTCGGTTCTCTTGCAAAACTACTAACTGTTGTGACAGTCCATTAAGTCTCTCTTCCATTATATTTATCTGATGGGTGGTTTCACGAACCTCTATAACATGGTTCTGAACTCTTGTTCTTAGGATATCACCCATGGTGGAAAATATACTAATGTCTAGTAAGTCCTCTACAAGGTTTCTTCGGTCTTTAGACTTTAATTGCATAAAGGGAACAAAGTTTGCTGAACCTAAAATACAAACTTGTGTAAATGAACGATAGTTCATCTTTAGAATCTGTTTCTCTAATTGTTCTTGATAATCTCTGACTGTTGCATCTTGGTTGATGAACACATCATCGACATAGATTTCAAATAAATTTGGTTTCATACCACGAATAATTTTGTAGTGTTTCTTACCGATATCAAATTCAACTTCTACTAACAAGGCCTTTTCATTTACACTATTAATAAGAAGTTCTTTCTTCAGATTCCTAAATCCACGACCATATAATCCAAAACACAATGCGTCTAGTAGGGTGGATTTCCCTGCACCATTCTCACCTAAGACCAATGTGGTCTGATGTTCATTCAATGCAAGTTCAGTAAAGGTATTTCCCGATGAAAGTAAGTTCTTCCATCGTACAACTGTAAAATTTATCATAAAAAGTTATGTTCTTCAAGTGCTTCATAATACAATGAAGTCATTAATTTGTCTAGGTCTTTTTTCTTTCCCTGTATCTCTAACCCATCCACATACTTTTTCATGATGGTCAATGTGTCTTCGATATCATCAACTTCACTGTCATCAAAGAAGTCCATGTGTTTGTTATCATCAACGACCTGTAAGTGTACTGGGTTTTGTTGATGAACTTTATCCAAGAAGGTATCAAACCAATAAGGATTATCTTTGTTAACTACGATAATTTTTATAAATTTACCAGTAACATCAGAGTAATCATCATTAGCAATATCTTCAAATGTCTTGTTAGTGTCATCATAGAAGACCTTTTTAAACATTTCTATTGGGTTTAGTACTGGTGTTGTCTCTCTCGTTTCCGTATCAAAGATGTGGAAGTACTTATTGTCACCATAGTCAATCCATGTAAATTGCATCTGAGAACCTAAGTAACGAATGTTACCAACTTCTGATTTATGATGGAAGTGTCCACTGAAAACTTGTTCGAATCTCTTTAAATATGTGTGGTCTAGTCCGTGTGGACAGTTCATTCCTGGCTGCATCAATGCACCCTCAATCTCAAAATGACCCCAACAATATTGAGCAGATGCAGTGTGTAAAAAGTCTACTGTATCTGCATAGTTTTCGGGATTAATCCATGGTACCAATGCAACAGGACATCCATCATACTCTTTAATAACTGGTTCGGAGATAACATTTATATTATTATCACCAAATAGAAGGAGTTCGGGGGAGTTTACATCATTTGTGTTTTTATAATATGTATCATGGTTACCCAAAATCAAATCCATGTGGATGTCTCTCTCCAACATGGGTTTAATAAAGTGTTCTTTGTTTGCATGTAATGATGCAAAGTTTACATATTTTCGTCTATCAAAGTAATCACCCAAGTGAACAATTTGTTTTATGTTATGTTCATCAAGGTATGGGAAGAAAACTTCATTGTAAAATCTTCCTTGATAGTCTGCCATCGCAGGCATATCGGAACGGACACCACAATGAGTGTCATTGAGAATGGCTATCTTCAAACGAGAATACCTTTTCCACTATTCATCATCTGTTTCTACTCCTATATTATCTGAATCCGAAAAGACTTCTAAACCTTTGGAGTCAACTACTTCACTTTTCTTTTTGTTCTTTCTTGGTGAATAGTCCACATGATTCATGTGTTCTTGTAACCATTCGACATTTGTATTAACATAGGTCGGGTCATATGAACCATCAATAGTGGTGAAACTATCCATTGTAATGGATGATTCCATGATTGATTTTTGTTTGATAAAGACCTGTTTCTTTTCCTTCTGAATTCTCCTTAAGAAGGCGTAATAACAAATCTGAGTAACGTATGCAAATGCATTACTTGATTTTTCCGTGTTGAAGTTGTTGATATACTGGAGACAATTCTCGATTGCGTCACATATCATTTCATCACGGTAGGTGTAATTGATAAAGTTTGGTCGGGTAGATAGTCTTGTTGCAATCTTATAGATGCATAATCCTATGTACTCGGTCATTCTAGGAGGGACTTCACCTGCTGCTTTTGCTTCTTTTACAGAAATATTATGAGCAACAACTGCAGCTGTGAATTCTTTGTTATTAACGTAGTGTTCGGGTTTTTTCTTTTCTGTTTTCATACCTGTATTATACAGTGAAATAGGTGTTGATGGAAGGGGTTTTTAGATATAATTTAATTTAATTTATTTTAAAAACTCTATTGACGGATTAGAAATGTCATGATAAAATTAATATGTCCCACTGGGGATATACTATAATAAGGGTTACACCTTATCTCTTTCTCTTTTATTTAGGGTTCCATAAAAAGAGACAAATCAGAATGAATGATTGTAATCCTAATGCACCGACCAAAAAGAAAACGTCTTTCATAATTCTAGATACACGTTTATAAGTGCAAAAGCACTCATCATAAATCCAAAAACAGAGACTTGCAGTATGGTAGCCCAAAAGATTTGTCTCATAGGATGTATTTCTACTATACGTTCCATCCATTCTTCCGAAGGTGAAAGGTTTACAATCTGTAATAGTTTCTCTTCTTTCATGAAGGTAGTAACCCCCAAATTGAGAATGCAAAAATAGAACAGAGACAAAGAGTCTCCATTCTGTTTCTAAGTTGTGTTATTCTTTCCTTAGACATTATATTCCCGATAAGAATATAATACCAAAAGGTAAAAAGAATGGAAGAGTCATCAGCACTAGAAATTCGATAGCATCACAAACTTTGCAGACAATTCGATTGTCTCTCAAGTCTTGGATTTCTCTAGCTTTTCGCACCATGCTCTTTGCAAAAGCTGCTGTGGTCATGGTTTTCCCGTAAGTAAAAGTATAAGTATGTTGTATAATTGGGTATAAGTCCGTGTTATACGCACTTATTTAGACAAACTAAAAACCTAATGTATTTTAGTCTTGTCTGTTGGTAATTCGTTTTCAAAATCTTGTGCATTCATATCATCTTCCCACTGGTCTAACTCTTCATCAGACATGGTTTCTAGAACATGTTGCATTGCATTATTAAGGTATTCTCTTGGGTCAATTGGGACATTACTTACAGTATTAGTAAGAGGAATGTTTCCACCCTCAACCATACCTAACCATCTACCTGCAGCTTCATCATAAAAAGGAACAAACTGTATGTTTAAAGGATTACGATGCATAATGGAATCTATTTCAATTCGTACAATTGGGTCTGAACTTAATGGAGCATATGGAATGAATGTTGCTTGAGTTTCATTGTTCCCCATATTTTTAGTAAGTTGACATATCATAGGAAGTGTCACTTGAACCTCACTGTCCCCACTATCCCTAACCATACCACAGAACTCATGTCCTGTTTTTAATTTGATGACTTCATACTTCATCGGTATTAAGTCCTTTGGTGATGTCATTAAAGTTCCTTGGTTTTTCAGTTATCGTGACCTTTCCATCTCTTCCACCTTCAGTAAGGTATTCATTTGTAAGAGGAGGTCTGTCCCATATATTTATTGCAACACTTCGTCTAAGTCCACTCAAAACCCTAGTTACTTCATGACGTTGAGAAGAATTAAAGACTACCAACCTATTAGGTACTGGTAATATTTTTTCATGTTTATTTTCATATGCATGAATGATTAATTCTCCACCTTCAGGAATCTCTGTATGTGCGTAGTATATCATCCCCAACATAGGTGTCCTCAATTCTTGAGTATTCAACATGTGTATTTCATCTTTATCAAAATGTACAGGCATACCCTCACCAATAATGGTGGTGTTTAACCAATATTCATAACCTTGATGTGGGTTTGTAAACTGTAATAAATTATCTACCACTTCATGTATTAGGGTTTCGAAAATATTTACAGCTGGGTCTTCTTTATTCTTCCAATGAAATTTTTGACGTGTACCTACATTATCATTTGTAGCTACATCAAGAGATGACTTATTAACCCATAGGGGGTGAGTACTGATATTTGCAAAGTTCTCATCATTTAAAAAATCATCTACTATAATCATTTTAAATTGAACTCCTTAATTTCATAAACAAAACCTTCTTCATTGTATATATTTATACGTTCCTTTAGATGATTTAGTGTGTAGTTGTTTCCACCAATACTGTCTGCAATATCAAACAACCTCATAGAGTCCTTACCCTCACCCTTTCTCAACCCTCTTCCGATAGATTGTAGATTGCGAATTCTAGATTTAGATGGTGATGCGAAAATAATATTATCAATCTTCTTGATATTGACTCCAGTAGAGAATGTTCCATATGATGCAAGTATAACATTGTCACTAGCTTTCTCTACAAGGGTTCTCACCTCTTCCCTATCCGTTACATCTGTACCACCATACACATAATGTAATTTGTCTTTCAGTCTTTCTCTCATCTTGGTGTGTAGAATAACTCCATGTTTTTCGACATATTGAAATAGTACAAGTGTATTTCCCTTCAAACTGTACACAAGGTTGCAGATGAATTCGTTGCGACTATCATTTCCTACGATGTAGTCCATCTCTTCTTGGTAGTTTTCAAACTTTCTTTTTTGATGTTTCAGAACCAGTATGTCTATGGATAGATTTGCAATTGTCCCCTCTTCCATAAGTTGTGCAGTAGTAATAACCTTCTTAACAGGGCCGAACAAACCTTCCAGTTGTAGTCTGTGTACCTCGGTTCCGTCTAGTGTACCAGTACAACCGAATCGTAATGCAGTCTTTTTCATCTTCTCCAATATACCCTTCAAAACATTTGCTTTGAATAGGTGTGCTTCATCCCCAACGACCATGTCGAAACTTTCTAAGACTTCCTTGGGTGCCTTTGCAAACGACTGCCATGTTGTAATTGTGATTGGTGCATCGAACACTTCTTGTCCGTGATATATTTTGCAGATAGGTTCAGTGTATCCGTAATCTTGAAAATCCTTTGTCATCTGTTCGACCAGTGACGTGGTAGGTACAATGATGACCGTCTTGGTGTTGTAGTACCTTGCTAAGAGATAAATGATGAGAGACTTACCACTTGCAGTGGGTGACAATAACAACTGTCTACCATACTGTATTGCAGTCCTGAAGGCGTCTAACTGATAATCTCTAGGTAAGAATGGTAATCCTAATATAGAAATCCAATCTTCAATTTTATTAAGTTTGTCTTGTTCTTTATGTCCTAGAACCTCTTGAACACCTTCGAACTCATATCCACGTTCTCTACAGAACTCATCGATGTATGGAAGTAATCCTATGTATATCTTTCTTGTTTTAATTGAAAATAGATATACCTTACCATCCCACCACTTGTTTCTATAGGAAGGCATGAATTTTGCATTTGGAACTTTGTATGAGAAAAATTCATGAAGGTCTTTTGCAAGGCCGTCATCAGGACATTCAACTTTTAGGAAACACTCATCTACTTTAGAGACGGTGACTATTGGTTTAGACATAAGGATATCCATTTGCCCAAACGACCATAGATATTCTAGTACCCCGCACTACAGGTGTAACTTGGTGATGAACAAAGGATGGGAAAACGATTACCGAACCTGAAGTTTTGATACTTTCGGGAACAGTTCTAATCGCCTCATCATACGAGAATGGTTCTCCTTTTTTGATTCTATCAAACTGATGGGTTGGTTCCAACCATTGAAATAGTCCACCCTCATACTCATCGGGTTCTGACAACTGAATAGACATAGATAATTTTCTATGCATTCCATCGGGATTTGTTTTTCCACCATGGTCTGTGTGCCATGTGTAGAAATCACTTCTACTTTTAGATGGAGTGTGTTCATAGATGGTGTATTGCATATTTTCTAGAAATTCAAGTTTATGATTCCAGTTTGATACCACATTGGCTTCTGCAAATGCATCCCAAATTTTCAGGACTATAGGTTCTGGCAGTCCGAACCCAATATTAGGATTAAACCACTTTATCTTAGAACTTCTAATTTCTTCTGAAGGGGCTGGTGGTCGATGTGCTTCGGGACTGTCGGGGTCGGTTGGAACATACCCTGTTGAACCCTCTTCTATTGGTATCATAGATGCATGTAAATGAATCTCCTTAACCTCTTCAGGTGTGAAGAATTCTTTTGATGTCCATAGATAATTCTCTAGTTGCATATTATTGACCTGCCATAAATTTTCTCCAATCAATCGTGTTACGGATTGTTTGGTGTCTCCAAGTGATGTTAGTCATACACTCTTTGATATAGTTAATAGTCACTTGAAGATATTCTCTCTTTGCACTCATCTCTTGTAAGTCGGGGTCTGCATTGAAGAAATATGACATATCGGTCTTCATTACTTTGAGACCATCAAATGGGTCGTGTTCCCATCCATATGCACTAATCTTATCTGCATCAAGTTTACCATTATACCACAACCACTTATCTTTAAGTAGGATGTTATATTTGGCTTCGTATTGTTTGGATACAAGTATCTTACTGGTTAGTAAGTCTTGGTATTTTGCGTGTAGTTTTGGTACTTCAAGAGATGCACTATCTAATTCGATATCATCTATCTCACAGTCTTTAGACCACTGTTCTTTTATTTGTTCTAAGTTCATAATTAATCACCTACTAGTATTAACTACTAGTATAACATATTTATAGGGGTTTAACTAGTGCTTTCTATCTCGTAATATGCAAATCTAAACGATGCATCAACTGAGATTGTTTCTGACTCAGCACCCGATTCAAACGATAATCCACCTAATGATATAGGGAATGCATCATGGAATCGTATGTATTTATTAGGTATGTTCTTGTTGGTATTTACAACAAGTGTTACCATAGAAGTTGTTAATAGGTCATTACCTGTATTACTGGACTGTTCATATGGGTTTGTTGAAGACGATGAAGTGTAGGCTTTGTATTTACTAGGGTCTCTGAATGGGACAATTGCATCCATCCAATCATATAGTTCCTTGAAGTTTTGTAAATCTTCATCAACTAGGAAAGATACATCTAGTGTACCAAACTCAATCTTGTCGCCAGGAAAATATGCATCAATACCCACACCAGCTTGCATGGTTGCTTCTGCAAATGTGATTGAGGGAATGTTTACACTCTTCACATAGTATTCAACTGTAGGAACCTTATCAATAAGAAGTCTAAAATTATTCTTATTGAGTATAGATTTATTGATTGTCGTTTCAGTCATTTATCTTTGCTATCCTTTTTGTACTTGATGTATCGAAATAGTCATTAGACCGATACTCTCTTGTTACTGTGTTTTCACATAAGTAACCATCTTGTTCGTAGAGGGTTACAGTTTTTCGTGATATAATACCCTTCGTAGTCTCCGACCCTGATGGGAATGTTTGTTGTTCCCAAGGCCCTTCTTGGACATTTACTTGTTTTTCAAATTCTTGCATAAT